ATTTCAGAAGATGTTTTGATGGAAGTTTTGTTTGTCATCACGTTCACCTACCACCTGCATTTCACAGACCGCGGATCGCTTCGCAGGTTAGTCGATGAAGGCATGCTGGCCGTGGACGATCCTGACATGTCAGAGGAGGAGATGATATGCCATTGAACGAAAACCAACACGCTGCAAGAGAACAAGCTGTGCTTCGCATCTTGCATCGTCACAACCTGTCACCGTGGGCCAGAAATTACTGGGCACGCACTTACTGTGGACTGAAGAGGGCCAAGCATGAAGCTACGGTACTACCAACAAGAAGCCATTGATGCTGCTTTCCATTGGTTCGATACCCAAAAAACCCATCCATTAATTGTTTTACCTACAGGCGCTGGCAAGACTGTTGTCTTCGCCTCAATGATCAAGAAGATCTTTGAAGAAAACCGTAACAGTCGTGTACTGATTCTTGCCCATAGGCAGGAGCTGATCAGTCAAGCAGATGAGAAGCTCAAGACCGTATGGCCTTGTGCACCAAGCGGCCTCTTGGCTGCAGGGTTGAAACAGTTTGATTCGCACGAGCCTATCGTGATCGCTAGTCGGGATACCCTGGCTACACCAAAGCGATTAGAGAACTCAGGCGAGTTTGATTACATCATTGTGGATGAAGCCCACCATGTTGGGCCAGAGAAGCGGAGTCGATATCGAAAGATCTTTGACCACTTTGATTCTACTCAGCATTACGCACCAAAGGTTTTGGGTGTTACGGCAACGCCATATCGTATGGGTCAAGGATTCATTTATGGGTTGGACGATCACTTCTTTGGTGGTGTCGCTCACCGGGTAACGATCCCAGAGCTAATCAAGGCGGGGTATCTGTGCCGATTGTCTGCGTACCAGGTTGCGTCAGAGGCGGTGATCGATGCATCCACAGCCAGGGTCAAGTTCAAGGGTGGCGACTATCGTGAGTCAGACATCGAACACCTCGCCATGGAAGATCAAACCATGCTTGCGATTGTGGCCGATTGGATTGACAAGGCGTACAGCAAAGGCCGACTGAGCAGTGTGTTCTTCTGTATCACCGTGGCGCATGCGAACAAGATGTGCATGTATCTGCGTGATGCAGGTGTAGAAGCTGCTGTTGTGACGGCAGAAACGCCCGCTGAAGAGCGCAAGAAGATCCTTGAGGACTTTGAGAACGGCGTCATCAACGCGCTGTGTAACGTCGCTGTGTTGACTGAGGGCTGGGATGCGCCACGCACGGACTGCATCGCTTTGCTCAGACCGACCAAGTCTCTGGGCTTGTATGTGCAGATCTGTGGTCGAGGCATGCGCACCTGGGGCGACAAGAAAGACTGCATGCTGCTGGACTACGGCGAGAACATGATGCGCCATGGCTGCATCGATACCGCTAGGCCAGAGAGACCACAAGAAGATGAATCGGCCGAGCCTAAGATCTGGATATGTGACCACTGCTATGCCGTCAATGACATGGATGCGCGTCATTGCGTGGAGTGTGAAGAGCCTCGGTACAGCGTGGAGCAGATGCTTCAGCGTCAGCAAGACTTGCTGGATCAGCTTGACCAGGAGCGCAAAGATCAAGAAGAGAAGGATGCAGCTGCAACACGCGAAGCGGCACAAGGTAACGTCCTGTCTGATGAGCTAGAAGAGCCAGCCGAAAAGCTTGAGAAAGTTAAGAACATCGACTTTGTGTCTGCACAGATCAAGACATCAAAGAACGGTAACGACTATCTCAACGTGATGTTCTCAACGCCTGGTGAGTATTGGCCACAGAGCATGCCTATCATGCTGGGAATGCGCGGTAAGGCAGGGATGGTGGCTCTCAAGAAGTGGAACGCTCTGACAAAGTCAGCCACGCCGACACCGTATGATCTTAGCTATGCGGCCGATCTAGTGAACCAACACAAGGTCATGAGCCACATCAAACAAATAACTGTAAGGAAGGAGGGTAAGTACTGGAATGTTGTCAGCGTCCATTTTTGATCAGATCGATGAGTTCATCGCCAATAAAGAGAACCGCCACCGAGGCCACCTTGGTTTCAGCGGGATCGGAGATGACGATGAATACAAACTGTGGATGGGATTCCGCTGGTGTCTGCCGTCCACGTTTGGTGGGCGCATGCTGCGCTTGTTCGACCTTGGTCAAAGGATAGAAGAACAGATCGTAGAGAACATACGCGATAGTGGTGTGATATCGATCGCCTCGCATGACAAAGACGGCAACCAGTTTCGTGCATCGTTCTTTGGTGGTCACTTCGCAGGTTCGTGCGACGGGCTGCTGAAGGGTGTGTTGCCACCACCTGAACAGGAGCTCGTGCTTCTGCTCGAGGTGAAGAGCGCAAACGACAAGCGGTTCAAGGAGCTTGTGAAGCTACAAAGCTATGAGGCTTGGAGTGAAACCTATCGCTGGCAGATCCATGCGTACATGGGTGCCCTGGGTCTGACCAAGTGCATGGTTGTTGTGATGAATAAAAACAACAGCGAAATCTACTCAGAAGTGATTGAATACAACGCCGCTATCTGGGAGCGCGCACAAGAGAAGGCAGAACGCATCATATGCAGTGATGCACCAATCAAGGATACGCGCCGCTCAGAGAAAGATTGGCGCATGAAGAATGAGCCTGATCTGTATAAAGACATCTACTACGGACGGCGCTTGCCTGAGTCGGTTAACTGCAGGAACTGCATACACGCAAAGCCATTGACTGAATCAAATGGTGCGGTGTGGTTATGTAAGAAGCGGAACCATGCCCTCTCGCTTGATGAGCAGCGTTCTGGGTGCGATAAGCACATGTGGATACCTGAGCTAGTGAATGCAGATCACATGCCTGAGAGGAGCACAGAGGACGCCACAGCGTACAGAGTGGGCATCATCGACTTCTACAATGGTGTGAGGCCAGAAGATGGTGAGTACTACTACTCTAGTGCTGAGATGCGTGAGCTATCTAAGGTGCAGTTCAACGCTGAGATGATGATTGATGCTGAGAAGATCAGGGCTGAGTTCCCAGGTAGTCAGATCGACAACATGGATGAACGCACTGCGCCGTTTTGACAGAAAGCCATTTGTCTACCCTTTCTAAAAATCTGTCACCGTGGAGGATAATCTATATGACTGATCTTTTACTGAAATTTTAGTCCCAGCTGCGTGGGTCTTTGACCACCAGTATCTTGGTGCCGGGGTAGAGTGCTTCGACCAGTTTCTTCTTGAGCCTGAACACCTGGGTGATCACACCCTTGGTGTCTTCGACCACCACCTCACCATCGCGCTTGTATCGGAAGTCTGCTATGTACGAGCAGATCTTCTGATCCTCGCCGTTGACGGTGACCACGCAGGGGAAGTCCACCTGGACCTCAAGATCAGTGAGTTCGCCAGCCTGCTCTAGCTGTTTGAGTATCTTGTACCTAGCTGCTTCAAGCTTGGAATCGAACACGATGCCATCGTATTCAGTTCGCTTTGCAAAGTATTTGGATTTTGATCGCTTTCTTTTTGGAACCACACTAATCAATGCCTAGGAGTTTGTTCAACTCTATCTGTCTTAACGCATCAGTGCCACGATTAAACAATGATGTAGGCGCTGTGCTAGGCTGTGTAGGCGCGATTGAAGGCGCAGGCTGTGGTTGTGTAGGGGGTGGAGCAACAGGCGCTTGTGCGGCCTGTGCTTCGGCTGCAGCTTGTGGTCTGAATCGGCTACCCTGGAACTCACCGAAAGCTTCTCCTAGCGCGCCGAAGTCTATTGGGTTTGCAAGCTTGTCTTCATTGCCTTGCATGGCAATCGATATAGTCTCTGCGCTAGGAAAGAATGCGTTGAATCTGCCAGCCATGAGGAAGTTTAAGTTTGGTGTCTTTGCATCTCTCAATGGTTTTACAATTTCAGCAGTGGAAAGACCAAGAGTTTTTGCGTCTTCGATCGCCATGTTGAGGTCACGCAATGCCTTGAATCGCTGTTCATTGGCGGTGATATACGCTTGAGTAATCTTCTCCGCGTCCACAGCACCTCTTTGTTTTGCCACTTGGTTAAAGATAGCGGCTGAGTCTCTGACGTTTCTTGCGGCTTCTAACGCTCTGTAATACAGAACCCTGTTTACTCTAGGCTTCAAGCTTTTAACACCCGTCAAAGCCTCTGTGAATTCTTGTGCTGGATCTACAGCAAAACCTTGTTTTGTAACACCAAGCCTAGCGTCTGTAGGAAGCACAGTCGCAACCGCTCTTGGAAAGTCTCTTAGTCGAAGATTTAATCCAAGCACTGGGGAGTCAACGTCCGCTTCAATATCAACTGGCGATATTCCAGGGGTGATGCCATCTGCCAAGTGAGCAAAACCTTTTGCGTATTTTGTTCCAAGCGTGTCTGACTCGTTCCATACAGGTCTATTAAAAGATGTTCTGTTACGCGCAATGTCAGCAATCTTTTCGGTAACAATTGACTCGCTCATGAATGGTGAAAAGAATTCAGCACCGCTGTCATACATTGCGTTGAAAGCTATAGTGCTTAGCTCTTCTTCTTTTGTGATGCCATTGTTTACAGCGTTGTACACAGCACTAAACGGACGTTTCAAATAGTCGTAAGGATTGGTGTACGAGAAGTTGTAAAGATCAGTGATGTTGCCATCTTTGTCTGTCGCTATCGGTATCAACGTAGAGTTACGATCCCAATCAGCAGCCATTGATCGCTTGTACGCCTGCACCTGCTCTTCGTTTGCACCAGTAAGTTGTGTGCCTGCAATCGCAAGTGACTGAGGTATGGCTACGTTTACTGAGGTGAATCCCAGCAATCGTTTCATGCCAATCGCTCTGATCTCAGGAGAATCGCTTGCAAGCTCTTTGATACTGCGGCCAAGGATGTTGCCGCCCGTTCTAATCATTTCTGCAGGGAACGCAACAAAGTTACCAAATGGCATTTGCCTTAACTGTTTGATGAACTCTGGAACACGCGAGTAGTTAGGCACTGTATCTTTTACGATCTCAGCGGCTTCACGCTTTAACAAAGTTTCAAACTGCTCTTCAGTCAAGTCTGCTTTTCTAACAACTGCACCAAACTCAGTGAAGTTTCTGGGATCAGAAACATTGATGACTGTATTTGGGTCTTTGGTGAAAGCTTTCTGCAGTCGGCCCAACTCCATTTCAAAGCTGTATGTTTTCCATACATCATCAGACGCTTGATATAGCTTGGCAGCCAAACCATTTTGCTTGCCTTGTGCCCATTTAAAGATGGCCTTTCCTTTCGCATTGTTATCGACAGCGTCGTTTAACAAAGACTCAAACTCACCAACCTTGGCATTGGTGTTGATTACGCCAAGATCTATAAGCTCGTTGTAATACTTTTGTCTGTCAGCCAGCGTGGCTCCAGATTTACCAGGGGCAGTTAATCTTTGATTTAAATTGCTGAAAACGGTTGAGAAAGAATTGGCTAAAGACTTTGAGTTGCCTATGTTGCCATTCGCTAAAGCAAAGAAGCCTGCAGTCGTTGCGTTTCTTATTTGTGTGATTGGGCTGTATACCGTCTTGGCAATTTGAGACATGCCCTTCAACCCTAGAAAGGTTGAATACAAAGGAATGCCACCCTTTGATAGATCAAAAATTTCTGAACCATTCTCAAGGGCTTCTTTGTAATCATTGCGCACATACTTGCCAGCAAGTGGGCCAAACCTACGCTTTGCGCTTTCACTGATTTCTGACAGCGGGTTGGATGATTCAGCACCTATCCGAGAATACTCTCCCAGCTGAGCGTTTGGAGGGAGTTGATCAAACAAAAACCTTCGATCACCAAGCGCATCATTGTAGTCAACCAAGTTCTTGTAGTATCTAGCTTTGGCGATTTGCTTAGACATGACATCAACAGTCTCAACCATCTTGGTGCGCAGCCCAACCTCTTGTTCGCCTACATCACGCGCTCTTATGCGTTCAGGCTTTGCTCGCATCATTACATCTTTAGCGCCTGTGTATTCGCCAAGGAAGTCTCTGACTGCAGGAAGGTTGTCTAGACGCCGACCTTTCAACATACCCTGAGCAACACCCGTAAGAGTGGGTGTTTCGATAATATCTTTAGGAGCCATTTTGGCGTTGCTAAAGTCACTCTGAAGCATGCCGTTCAATACAGACCTAGCGTCTGCTTCAGTCAGCTTGTATGCGTCATCTAGCCCTTGGCTTGAATCTACTAATTCTTTGACGGCCCTGTCAGCTTGTTCAGCTGTAGGCGAGTAATTCGTATCATTTAAGGCGCGATACAAACGCATGCCATAGAAGGTTTTGTTGTTCCCTATGGTGTCAATCAAATCTGCTTGCATCTCTGGAGTAAGTATTGGATCACGCAATATGTCGCGCACTGAATCACTCAGCCCATCTATCTGGCCTCGCAGATCTTCTGCGCCCTCGAACAAACTCATGTCTTTGCGATTAGCAAACAAACTCTTTGACGCATTCTTGGCGATGATGTCTTCTATTTCTTTAAGCTCTTTAGCCGCGTTGTTTTTTATTACTTCGCGAGTCAAGCCTGGGTTCGCCATGGATTGTTCAGCGAACAAGAAATCATTTAATGTGTTAAGAATCCTGCTCTTGTCTTGGTTGTTGAATATGCCTTCGTTTTTATTAACAAAAGTAAGAGCGTTGTCTATCTTCTCGACTGCTTGTCGCGCTCCAGAACTATGAGCAGCAATCTCATGAATGCGCAAAGCATCGTATTGTTTGGTGAACCTATCAGGCATACCGCCTTGAAACTTAGCGTACTTAGTGAAGTTTTTCTTGAATCGATCTATGTTGCCTCGGATGAAGCCTGGGTCAGAAAGGTCTGGCTTCACACCAACGTCATGAAATGGTGTGTTGGGGTCTTTGATCGCTCGTGCTGCATCTCTTATGAAGTCAGTTCTACCAATCGCACCAGCAGTTGCACCCACTGCTTGAAGACCTAGCTTAGCTATAGCAGGCACACCAAGGATCAATGCCGCGCCCTCTGCACCAACTCTAAGTCTGTTTGACAGGTTCGCAGCAGCAAGCTCAGCCCCGGCTAAATCAGATGTATCAATCCTTTGAGTGGGGCCACCTTCAAATAAATCGCCTAGGGTTTCTACATCAGGAGTAGTGGCCGCGATATCAGCAGCACCAAACGCGCCGACTTTACCTATCGATCCCAAGCCTTTTGCTGCTTTTGCAGCGATACCGCCAGGGGCTGCGAACTGAGCTATGAAGCGAGCCGCCTCACCGATTTCTGTAGATGTATCTGGTTTGTACTTTGCAAAAAACTCTCTTAGTTCTTGTGCGCTTTGTTCATCGCCAGAAAGCTCTGATGGTAGAGTCGCTACACCCTCTACAGCACTAACCAATCCAGCTGCAACACCTCGACCAATGTCGCCAATGGCAGATACATCTTCTTCGCCCAACTGAGCGCCACGTTCTACAAGAGGGTTCTCTTGTAAATACTTTTGTGCTGTTGCTCGTGCGATATCTGGATTGTCTGTATCAACAGGTACAGATCTGCCGTCAGGCAACCTTACTCTTATCATTGAACTGCTGGCTGTAAGGGTATTTCAGTTACGTCGCTATCTTGTGGTGCAGAAGCTTGACCTCCCACTAAACCGCTTAGTCTTTGTCGAGCTATGATTCGTGCATCTCTCGCCGCTCTTTGAAGACCAGTAAGTCCATCCGCGCCAGGTTCAGCGTTTAAGTACTCAGGTCTTGTCAAAAGTCCGTCATATATTTCTTGTTCAAGATCAACAAACAAAGACAACGTATCTGCTTGCGAGCTTTTTCCAACCAATAAATCAAAGATCTCATCATCGCTCTTGCCACGTTCTTTCAAGAACTCATAATTTTGCATCAAGGCGGTTTCATCCTTGCCTTGTAGTTGGTCGTACTCAGCTTGGCCAAGATTGAAGTCGGTGAAGAAGTTTCTGTCCACCACTCCGGGGCGTGACTCTGCAGCACGAGCAAGCGCATAACGAGTTCTTGGGTCAGCTAAATAATCCATGGTCTTGCCAACTGCGCCTGGCTCACCACCGATACCATCCTTACCAAATAAGAACTTCATGATGCCAGTTGCTTCAGGCTTAGGTGTGCCTGTGCCTGTATCAGGTTTCTGTTGTGCCGCCACAGCTTTATCAGCTTTTTCTTCTTCTGTTGATTCAGTGTCATCGCCAGTGTCTGGGCTTAGCATCCCCGTTAAAGCAGCTACTTCAGGCATCTCCAAGGTTGCGGCAACATCATCCCTAACAGCGCCGTATGTATCTCCAATGTTTTCAAGACCAGTTGAGATGAAATTGGTTCCAAGACCAATGTCTGACGCAACACCAAGGCCACCCGCTATACCAGCTGCTTTTCCTGTTCCAGTTGCGACTTGTCTTTTAATAGACCGCCCGTCAGGTCTCAATCGGCTTTTCTTTGTTGCAGCCTCACCAGCTTCTTCAGCCGCCCCTGCAGCATCATCAGCAACCTTCGCTGGAGGCTTGGGTGGCGTAGGCATTTTTGACTCAGGAGGAGTTGCAATGTCATCCGCTTTCATTTTAGGTTCAACAGGTTTTCGAGCAGCATCTTCTAAAACTCCCGTACCCGCTCTATCTGTTTCTACCTTAGATACCGTTTTATCTTGTATATTAAGACGTTGACCTGGCTGAACTAATGTACCTTGATCTGCCTCTGGTAATCTTTTGTTCAAATCACCTAATTGCTTTTCGTCAATTTCACCTTTTCTGAAAGCATTAAATATGTCATCAAAGGTAGCTTGTCCCGAATCAATCGCTCTTTCTAAAATTTCTACTCCTTTTTGTGCTTTTTTCGGCAGAAGAGCCATTAGTTTTTCTAAAAATCCGCCACCAGATAGTTGGGCTATACCGCCCATAGCGTAACCTTGTGCTTCATTCTTCATGACCGAATCTCTGACAAGATCACCAATCCCTCCTGCAGCTTCTATGTAAGAAGGAATTTCTGGGATCTCTCTTGCTGTCATCGTTGCACCAATAGTGCCTGTGAAAGGAGCCGTGGCTCTACGAACTATGCCTGCGTCTGGATTGCTAGGTTTTCCTAAACTTTCAACTTTCTTAACAGCATCAAAAAGTTTTTTGCCTTTGTAACCCATCCTTGCCAACTGAGTAGCTACGGCACCTGGGGCGGTTATACCTCCTGCCACCATGGCAGCAGATGCTGAAGCTAACCCAACATCAACAGGATCATCTGGATCAACTATAAAAAACTCAAACAACATTCGGCCAAGGCCGTCTTCCTCTGAACCCTCTTCACGCATAAACTTAGGCGTGTATTCAGGCGCAACCATTCCACCTTCTTCATACCCACGCACAGGCGCAACGCCTGCCATGATGCCCATGCCTTGGCGCTGTTGAGGCGTCTGGAACATTGGCCTGTTCATGATATCGCTGTACATCATGCCTCCTTGGTTCATTCTGTTCGCCTCCGACAAAGCAATTGCCATAGCTTGCTTTGGATTTGTTACTTTTCTACCCGAACCGCCTGATTTGAGAGAGCCATCCTTGAACTCTCCCATGACCTTGCTGATCTTTCTCTCACGCCTAGATCGTTTCACGGCTGCGGTTTACTTTGGAATAATCAACACTGTAGTAGCCATCCTCGCCCATGATTACTGCGCTTGGATCAACTTCTTTGAGTTCTTGTGCAATCACACCCTCAGTTGGGTCATCAACGCCCATCGCCTTAGCTGTGTCATTCCAATCCCATGTGTACCAACCTACGCCGGGTTGAACGTCACCAACCTTCATTACGTTTTCTTTCAGGCGGATGTCAGATTTAGCCGCTCCTACAGCACTTGCAATAGTTCCTACTGCCTGAAGACCTTGAGCAAACTTACTGCCCTGAGTTTGAGCTTGCCCTTGGTTTTGACCCATACTAAAGCCACTGGTGTATTGAGGCATAAAGGGTGCGCCACCCTGTAGTAAGGCTTGGCCACGCTGCAGTCTCATGAACGGCTCATCAGCTAGTTGAGTGCCAGCCCTGTACTGAGCATCAAGACCAGCTTGCTGTATGCCTCTGCCTGTTGTTCCTAACTGACCCAAGGTTTGTATTTGAGTTCCAAGCATCTGCTGGCCTTGTTGACCAAGACCTGCAATACCTGCTGCGGCTGCACGTTGTCCGGCTGCAGTTTGACCACGAGCTTGCAATGCGGTGCCAAACTGATCTTGCGTAAGAGCACCAAGACCTTGAGCGGCTTGTGCAGTTCTGCCCATCTGCTGGCCAAATATATCTGCGCCCAGTTGTTGCGCCTGCATTCCCATTTGACCCAAGTTCTGACCAACTCCTGCTTGGCTGGCCAAAAGAGAACCAATGCCTTGTTGCCCAGACAGCCCAAGCTGCCCACTCTCAAGCGCGCCTCGTTGAGCCAGTTGCTCTGCACTTAAACCAAGTTGGCCTGCTTGCTGAGCCGCTTGTAGCGATGTGCCTGCGCCTGCTTGACCCAATGAGCCAGTAAGCTGCGCAGCCTGCTGACGGCGTCCCTGCGCCTGCTCAAACGCTTGTTGAGCCTGTTGTGCGGCTTGTTGGAATCCTTGTGATCGCAACTCAGCGCCTGTCTTGGCTTGTTGTTGCAATACATTGCGACCAATCTCAGCCTCTTGTACTGCGCCACGAGAACCGCCAAAAGCACCTGAACGTATTTGCTGTGCTCTAGCTTCTCGTTTTTGTTGTTCGCCAAGCCTAGCAATCTCTGCTTGTTGAGCCTCAATAACTTGTTGGTTAAAGGGGTCTTGAAAACTAGCTATGCCTGCAGGATCGAACTGTTCGCCTGTTCCTGCAAGCCCTGCAATACCTTGTTGAGCGGCTTCTCTACCCATTTGACCAGCTGAGCGTAGGTCTCGACCAGCCAATTCAGTTTGTGCTCGTGCTCTTTGTGCAGCTTCTGCAGCGCCTGTTTGAGCTCCGCCAACTTGGCCAGTTATACCCTCGGCGGCACGACCTATGCCAGCCGCTGATCCGCGCATAATGTCTGCGGCTTCTTGATCTACAAACTCGCGGCCCATACTAGGGTCATAACTTCCAAGGCTTTGTTCATACAGTTGACGCGCTCTTGGATCGGCAAACAAACCAGCTGTAGCAGGGTCAAACTCAGAAGTGGTTTTTCTAAATAAACCTTGAGCCTCTGCGAGTTGCGCACCAAAACCACCCAGTCCTTGTGCGGCATTCCGGGCTTGAATCTCTAATGGTGAAAGACCAGCGACTTGTTGTATTGGTATGGGTATGGGCTGACCCATAAGGCCAAGGTCGCCAGGTTGACCGCTGCCAAAGTAACTAGCAAGAATATTTCTTGTCGCCATCTCCATTGCTGGATCGGCATAGGTCTGCCCCGCCTGGGGCATTATTACGGGTATACTGGTATCTGTTACACCTGTACTAGCCATTACGCTTTCCTCATCGCTTGCTCGCCCGCCTTCTGTAAGGCATACATCATGCGAGCGCCCTCACGGCGTTGTTCTTCTTTAGATTTACCAGCGCCATTCATTCTACCGACGCCACGAACAGCTTTAGCGTTTACGACAAACTCGCCATCGCTAAGCATTGCAGGAATATCATCAGATGTCTCTGTGCCTGGGCCAGATATCGGGCCATTCATACGAGGGAAATCGACATCTCCACCATCAGCCAATGGTTGAGGCGTTAATGCTTTGCCCAAAGCGGTAAGCTCAGCACCAAGGTCTGACTTGTTTTGTTGTTCCAAAAGAGCAATTAACTGCTCTTTAGTCATGTTGGCATATCGACTTTGTTTTTTTGAAGATGC